ATCCACTACCATCACTATTTACAACTTGTTTTGTAAATCCACATTGGTCTTGTAATCCACCTGTAACATTTACTATGATTGGTGTTCCACTCATTAGGGATTCTGCAGTAGCGAGTCCAAATCCTTCATTTGATGCCATATTGATTGTAACATCTGAAGCTCCATATAAATAATTCAATTCCTCAGTAGATAGTTTGACATGCGAGAAGAATACATCGTAGTCTGGACACAATTCATCCACAACTGCTGGTAAATCTGTTCCATTATTGTCTACAGGATTAGTGTGCATAATCAACAAACATTTCTTAGCCTCTTCTTTTGGTAATTGGTCACAGAAATGTTTATAAGCCAATATAGTATCACCAGGTAATTTTCTTCTGATGTTTCTATTGTTGTAAAGAATGATAAAATCTTTTTTACCCCTTGAGTTTATCTTGGATACAAATTCAGTATACTTTTTACTTTTGGTATCTTCATCAGATAATGGTCTGAAAAGTTCTTCGTTTATTCCGTGTGGTATGTATGTAGAATCCTTCTCAGTTCTCGGTGTTCTTTGACAAACTTGATTGACTATGTTCACAGTCTGTCTTGAAATATTCATAATCAAATCACAAGACTCATAATAGTTTTCATTCCATCTCGGATAAGGTAAGTCATCCCAAATATTATAATAGAAGATAGGAATCTCTTGTCGTACTTCGTGTTCCATTTCAAACAACCAAACCCAAAATCTTGGGTCGGTATAAATCATTATGGCATCTGGTTTTTCTACTGACAAAACTCCTCTCAATAAATTAGGATTACCATAACCACTAATTGGTTGAACCTTTACATTTGCATCTTTGATACCTCGTTCCTTGTTCACATCATCAGATATATCAAATATCTTACCCTCTTCAGGATGTTTGATAGCTCCACCAATCTGATACCAATCGTAATGATGAGCAGTTCCCATAACAAATTCTTTTGACATCGTACCAACACCAGAAGCCATTCTCAAGTCATCTGATAGTAGTAGAATTTTTTTCTTTTTAGTCATTTAGAACCTCTTTATCATTTGTGTATTGTTGGAAAAAGTACTTATCCAACATTTCTAACTTATCATCATACTCAGCAATAATTCCTAATTCCTTTTCTATCGTTTCCATAATATCAGGATGTTCGGCAACACCTGCAGGATTTCTTAGTAAATTATTGACATTGACTTTATGTTTTTCAATGTGTGATTTGAAGTGTAGTCTACTAGCCTTTAGTATTTCTTTTCTCATAACCTATCCTATTTCTATAATTTTGAACTACTAATATGTAGTTGAGTATAGTCTCGAATCTCATCTCGAAAATTTTCATCTTGATTATATTTGTCTATAGCTCTGTTTACTAATTTTTGTAAGGTAAAATCATCATCGAGACATATACTTCTAAATCTTATATATGAATCTTTCAACACCTTTACCGAAGTCAATTTGAACTTATCCATTTAGTTTTCCCTCATAAATACTTATATATAAATATATCATTATTGTATAATGGTTATATTTTTTTTCAATTTTTTAGCCTCCAATAAACAACTTTCTGTACCTTTTGACCTTTTATCTCTTGGTATAAATGCAACAACTACATCAGAGTATTCTGCAATCTGTTTATTTCTTTTATGATAATGATAAACTCTATAATCCTTACCATACTCATAGTTTGGTCGTATGCAATGTTGGTTGTATGGGTAATGTTGTGGTGGAAATTCTGAATATTTTACATCCATTTCTAATGAGAATTTTTTTGCGTAACCATCTGCACCTTGTTTTTGACCACCACTTACTATTTCTAAGTCTGTACCAAATTGTTCTTTACATTTGAAAATAAAGTCTCGTACTTTTCTCTTATCAACATACTCTCTACTCCCAACAATTGCTACTCTCATATCATCCATCGGTTCTCTTCTGTTTTGGTTTCTGTTGGTGTTTTGGTTGTGAACAAAACTCTGCAGCCTTTATAAATTGGGAAACACCTAAAACTATACCATCTGGATTATCTGCCTGATACCAAAATCTATTTAGTTTTGTATCTACTTCACCTATATCGAACCAAACTCTCTCCTTTGGTTCTGATTCTATGATTGTTTTCCAATGTAATTTTCCTTCACAAGTCTTCATAAATTTCTGTAACCCACTTAGGTCTTTTGAATCGTGAAGTAAAAAATAACATTTGAATCTTGCAGAACTACCCCAAGCCTCGTCCAAGAAATCGAGTATAAAGTCTTCATATACTCCATTACCTAACCAACCTTTTGTTGATATTCTGATACTATAATTTACTTGTTTGCCAAAGGTATCTTGCATCCTTATCCCCTATCACATATTTCTGGTTTATCTTTGAACTCACACCACTTACAAGACTTCTGAGTATTTGTTTTTGTATACTCTTTGTCTAATATTCTATCTCCATTCTCGTCATAACAATCATCCATAAAAGATTCAAATCTTTTCCAAGTCTGATTCATACTTGGAGTTCCATTTGCTGGATGGTGAAGTTGTACTCTTTTTTGTGGAAAGTCCACATTTTCATATAACATTCGTTTCAATATAAGAAACTCTACATCAATCCTATCAATTGGTATCTTCCAAGTCTCAGATAAAAACTTTTTATACAACAAAATTTGGTCTGATTTTATCTTGTCTTGTTTGACATATTTATTCCACCCTTTAGTGGATGTCTTTATATCAATAACTTTGAATCTACCATTTCGTGTATCTTTCATAACTAAATCTATGAACCCAACAAAGTTCATATTTGGTCTCAATTTCTTCTGTAGTGGAATTTCTACTCCAACCAACTCCCAATATTTCTTTGAGAAATAATTAGCTCTTTTCTTTTTGAAGAAATCAAATATCAATACTCCGTGACTAAAGAATTCTTTCATATCATTTTCAGTACAAAATTCTTCTCCACCATTGTTTTTCATAATGTTCTCATAGTTGGTTTTCATTCTATGAAGTAACATTTTATCAAGTGGTAGTTGGTCTGCCTCTTTGATTGACTTTTTATACATTACATCAAGATAAGTTTGTAATACCTCGTGTACACTCGTACCAAACATAGTGTGTATGGAATCTGAAAATGGAGCTAACTTATCAATGTACTTTAGTTTCCATTGATAAGGACAATTACTCCATACAGAATATTGTGAGTGACTTACTCTATTTACTGACAATTACTTACCCCACTTACCACGACCTACAATTGTCGCCATTATCCCATAATTAGACACATCCAAATATGCATCTTCTAATGGTTCATCTTTTACAGCAGATTCTCTATTGTTCATCAATAAAGTCTTTACTCTCTGTAACTTATCATTCATACGAAACCACAAACCTGTAAGTGATAGTTTCACCTCTTCTGGTGTTTTCAATGCTGTTCCAACTGAAATATTACCAGGACCATAATCGTGTTGTTTGTGTAAGAACAATTCATATTGTTCTCTTTGTAACTTTTTGAACTCAGCAGTCATTACTGGCCACTCTTTTTCCATCAGTTCTATAACTTCATCAGTTGATACCCTATCAACATCAGTTGATACAACAGATGTTTCTGTTCTTTCTTTTATCATTTATAACCTCTCATTTATCATTTTTTAAAAACAAATATGGGTTCATATTTATAACCCGCGCCCATTACACTTGATAATGTCAATTGTAATGTGTCTTCTTGTGTAAAACCAAGTTCTTTTGATATACTAATAGTCTCCTTTTCTATAAAATCATACTTAGGAGTATTTGCAATATTTATCAACATATATTTATCTTTTTTTAGTCCATCATAACAATTTTGAATAGTCTTTCTCAAAAAACCATTTACCCATTCATTCTCTGTAGGGAATTTAATAAAACTTTGTGACTTTTCCAAGCTATATTTTTCAGTATCGAAATAAGGTGGGGAAGTGAAACATAAATCGAGTGATTCTTTTTCTGGTTTGAATTCCTCACTTCCTTGTTTATAAATATCAACTTTTTTCCCAAAATACGAAAAATCTTTTTTCATCTCCAACAGACCATCAAAAGTTCTCGTAGATGGTTCAGTACCAATGTAATGTTTGGTATTTGATGCAGATAAGAATCCTAATAATCTACCACCCCAACCACAACTCATATCCCAAACTACTTCACCACCAAACTTCTCGTATATTAGTTTTGCGGCAGTTGGTCTAAAGTTACTAACTGATTGAGTTCCTGTATAAATTTTTAGTGATTGTCTAAGTCTATTCTCTGTAAACTTATTGTTTGGATGATTCTCCTCACCTTTGTAATGTTTTGCACTCCAATTCCAACATTTACGAATTGTCTTTTTGAACTTCTCGTCATCATTGAATATTTCCATTGGTGATTGTTTGGCACTCCCACATCTTATTTCCCAAAAATGTGGGAAGTATGTCCAAGCCAATCTCAAACAATGCATTGTCTGTATGATTTGATTATCAATAAAAATAGTATTCACATCAAACTTTTGTAGTTTTTTTATGTGGTCGTGTTTCTCTTCCTCACGAATTTTATAATGTGGAAATCCGTGTCTCCGATAATAATCAAATATAACTTCGATACCGTGTTCGATATCGTGTTCTTTTATTGCATTTGTTATCTTGTGAAACTCCAAATCTCGTTCATCAATATCAACGAACTTACTTAGGACTTGGTAATCTACACTTGTCATTTTATACTATCTACTATTCCGTATTCTATAGCCTGTTTGGAATCAATGTATGTGTCTTTTGTCATAATTCTATTCCAAAATGCCTTTGGTTTGTTGGTGTGTTGAATAAACATCTCTATCATTTTCTTCCTAAGATTTTCAAGATGTTTTGATGAACTCAACACATCACTTGTTTTTCCGTGTTCAAAAGAAGAACCCTCGTGTACCATAATTGTCGTATTTTTAGTCATAGTTCTTTCACCCGTCCCACTTATTAGAATCAAACTTCCTGCACTCATACATGCACCAACTGCGTGTGTATTTACTTTCACAGGAAATGATTGTATAGTGTCTATCAACCCAAGTGCCGAATACAAATCACCACCATAAGATGTGATATGTAAAGTTATTGGGTCATCAGTAGGATTTACCCTCTGTATCGTGTGTAATTTCGCTCCGATATCATAAAGCGTCGATAACTCGAATTCTTGATTCAACCAAATTATTTTTTCTTTGGTATCTAATCCCCATTCGTGTTCATATAATGCTTTCTCATAATTAGTAAGTTCTGTCAATTTACCTTTCGCCATTTTGTATCCCTCTATTGTAACTGGATTTAAATTTGGGTTATTAAACCGATTATACATTATGTAAGTCCGTATTTCCTACGAATTACATCTTCTTTTACTCCATACTTTCTCAAGATACCACCGAGTTCGGCCTTACCTTGTTCAGAAGAGATGTAGTAGTCATAATACTGCACAGATTCTCTGAATGATAGTTTGAAGTGTTTTGATATTATCTCTAATACCTCGTTGGGTCTCATATCTTTTTCTCCCTTGATATATTTCAACCATTGTTTTTTTCTTGGTAATATACTTGTGTACAACTTATAAACATCTTTAGGTTCTAATGTCCAATACTTCTGAACATCATTTACAAAGTCCACCCATTCCATTTTCATTGAAAGGAATCGATGTACCATATAATTTGACCACGACTTTTTATCAACCTCTGTTAGATTTTCAAAATAGTTGTTTGGTTGTGTACAAATTGCAGTTATGTGGTCGAATAAAGATTTACCTTTTTGTTTGGTATCCTCAATACTATACTTTTGTTCCAACTCTTCTTCAGATGGAACAAGATTATCCACATAATCATTACCAAATAATTTTACTAAATTTTGTTCGTAATTACTCATCTTTTGGAATGAATCCTTTTGGTACTTCACCACAATTACCACAAGAAAATACATTGATTGGTACTATGGCTTCTTCTCCTGTTGGTGATACAAGTGGTGATAATTTCTTCAGAAAGTATGTCTGAATAAAATTATAATTACCACATTTCTCACACGAGATACTTTCAGCCTTACTCAAATCAACTTGTACTTGTTGTTGTTGTCCTGGCATTGGTTTCATCGGTCTCATTGTCATTTTATATATCCTATAATCTTGGTTAGCATCGCCATACAATTTATCTCTTTATCTGGAACTTGTGAATCACGAAACTCATACTCGGCGATTGTTAGTATAACCTCGGCTTCTGAACCCTTTGCAAAATCATCTATCGTGTCATATAAGTATCTAAACAAATCCACAAAGTCGTTTATCTTTGAGTTTGCAAGAATCTTTCGTATGTTATTGAAACAATCTTTTGGATTGTCATTTTTCAATGATTCCAAAATCTTTACTTTATAATTATCATTATATTCTTCAGATACTAATACGAGTTTACCATCCACTACTTGTCTTTGTATTGTATTTATAATTCTACGAATATCAGGATAGTTTGCATTTACTATGTCACCCATATCTTTTATTTCAAAATCGACATCCTCTTGTTTCAAAATGGTATTCAAGTGAAGAGCAACTTCTTTTTTAGATGGTGGTGATATATTATAAGTCTGACAACGACTTACGATAGGTTGTAACATTCTCTCTAAATAATTACAAGTCAATATAAATCTACAATGTGAAGAAAATACTTCCATAAGATTACGAAGAGCAGCCTGAGCATTTGGTGTTATGTAATCACACTCGTCTAATATAACCACTTTCCATTTCTTGAATCCAATACTTGAGGCAAATGTCTTTATCTTTGTCCTAACAGTATCAACATTATTCTCATCGGATGCATTGATGTATAAATAATCACAATCAATCTGATTGACGATTAGTTTTGCAAGAGTAGTCTTACCTGTACCAGCCTTCCCATATAGTAAAAGGTGTGGTATGTCATCATTTTTGATATATGAACCAACCTTCTTTACAAGGTGTTCGTTACCAACATATGTATCGAGTGTTTGTGGTCGATATTTCTCAACCCACAAAAGAGTATCATTTTCCATTTATTTTCCTAATTTATCATATATGAATATACGAATAAAAGCAATACAAGTCAAGCTTTTTTCCATATCCATATTGGTTCTCCGAATGCTATATTTTCGGTTTCCTTTGTTTTATCTTTCAAATCCTCACTAAAGTATTCACTTTTTGCATTACCAGCACCACCACTATTGAATCTCTTAGTCATCTCCATTCCTATACAACCATAGTATTCCAACCCTTGTGATTTTATAAAATCATTCATTGGATTACAGATGTCAAAATATGTTTTGTTTTTTGCATCATAAACATCTGCAATATTTATTGCCAGTATCCCATCCTTTTTCAATGTTGGAATTATCTTTTCTATTGTCTTATGTAAGAAGTTTTTATTCCAACTATCAATGTCTTTATATCTGATGTAACTTTGTGTATCTTCATCGGAATATTTCTCAACATTGAAATAAGGTGGTGATGTAAATATTGTATCGAAGTAATTTTCATATTTTGAATAATCCACATCTTCCGCTGGTTCACAAATAAACTCTACCTCTTTTGGTTCTTCAAAAAATGTTTGGTTTTCTTTATAGAACTCAACTTGTCTTTTATAGTTTGGATGATTGAGTGTGTTTGGGTCAATCCCAACATATGATTTTGTTGTCTCTCCACAATAAAACCCAGCCAACCTATCACCCCAACCAGCACTAAAGTCGAGTACATTACCACTTCTAAAGTAGTCATAAAATCCTTTCGCTATACTTGGTTTGAATTGTGATGCCACATACTTTCGTAATGTGGTGGCCATCCTAATACTTTGTAAATCTACTTTGGTCAATACCTTTTCAAGACTCCAAAATGCCCTAACAATTGTTTTTATCCCATCAATTGTTTGCCAAGTTTTCCATCCACTTGGTGTTCTCGTCCAATCAACTTTCCATCTTGTCTCTATGTGAAATGGATTTGATGCATTATTACCTTTATTATCTCTTTTGAAATATTTTGGTGATAATATGTATTTTGATTTTTGTTCATTTCTTGGAAACCAAAAATCTTCCATCAATATATCTGGCCATTTCACACCCTTGAGTCTTTTCAAACTTCTCAAAGATTCTTCTTCAGTAATTTGTGGTATTGGACACGGATATGTATGTAAACATTTAGCCAATTCATCAACTACTTCATCTTTTTCATAAGTCTCCATAATATACTTCCATTCCTTTTCATCTATGAAAAGATACGGTTTCATATCGTAAAACTTAGTAAAATAGTCTATAATTTTTTCCATACCCAAATAGGTTCACAAAATGTTTTGTTCTTTGTCTCTTCCGCAAGTTTTAGTGATTCTTCACTATACTCTTCTGATTTTGCAGTTCCTGCACCACCACTATTAGGTCTCTTTGCCATCTCCATTCCAATACAACCTTGATATTCTGAACCCTCTAATTCATTATTTATGAAATCATTCATTGGGTCACATATCTTATCCCAACCTCTATCAGTACTCCATTTTGAATTAGAATAGACATCAGAAATATTTACCAACAAATGTCCACCACTACTTATACGAGTCCACATCTTTTCGAGTGCCCTATGTAAGAATGATTCATTCCAAGAATTTATATCCTTGTATCTTATCCAACTTTGAGTGTCATCATAACTATATCGTTCCACATTGAAATAAGGTGGTGATGTAAATACCAAATCAACAGGTTTTATCTGAGAGTAATCAAAATCTTCTGCAGGTGATTCAAAGAAATCTACTTCCTTAGTTGGTTCTAAAAAAGTACTTCTATGTTTTTCATAAAACTCAGCCTGTTCTCTGTAGATTGGATGATTTTCTTTTCTTGGGTCTATACCATAATACCTACTTGAATTAGAGGCATAAAACCCAGCCAATCTATCACCCCAACCTGCAGAAAAATCTAAAATACTATCAGCCTCAAAGTAATCATATATTGCCTTTGCGACCGATGGTTTGAATTGACTACAAATGTATTTTCTGAGTCCTATCATCAACCTTAGATGTTTTTTATCAATCTTAGGTAACTTCAAAGAGTATGCCGCACCCATTAGACTCGTCATAAACTTCTCAGTTTCCCAAGTCCGTTGTGGTCCAGGTGAAACTGAACCATCTACAGACCATCTATTTTTCTGTTGAAAGTAGTTTGATGATTTATTACCAACATTATATCGTTTGAAATAAATCTGTTTACCCTTATAATCAATTCCCCATCTATATCCATCTTCACTTCTGGCAAACCACTCGTCTTCTATAATCAAATCATTCCACCAAATACCTTTCAACTTTTTATAGTCTTTTAGACACACCTCTTCAGATATTTCCGCATAAGGTATCGGATAAGTCATTGCAACTTTGGCAAGACTTTCTTTTACATCATCCTTTTCAAAGGTTTCTTTTATGTAAGTCCACTCTTCTTCAGATATGTCTAAGTATCCATCTTGGTCGTAAAATTTGTCAAAGTATTTTAGATACATTTATCTCTTATTTGCGGATGCAACAAGAAAATACTCAGAAACATACTTATCAACTTGGAATTTGATATGTGCAAGTCCATCTTTTGAAACTCTCAATCTTGCATTACCACACTCTTTGTTTGCAACCAATACATCTTTGAATAGATTTGCATTGAATGAGATATTGTCTAACTTGTCAAACTCAGTTACATTTACTGGTAGTTCAACTCTATTAGAGTTTATTTCACTCCAACCAATAACAACTTTTGCACCACTATCACTTTCATCTGTCAATATAGTGAATGTTTCTGTATCTGGTAATGCAGATTTACCATTGATAAATTTATTGATAAAATTAGAATCAATGTCAAGTGTCAATGTAAAATCAGGAACATTCTTCAAGTCTGGTGGTCTGTTTATTACTGACAAATCAGATAACATATAGTTTACAGAAGAAGTATCATCTTTCACTTTTAGTGAAATACATTTATCTTCTGACCTTAGTATATCAAGATTGATATCATTACCAACTACACCAAGTAATGATGATAATTGGTTTGTATTATATACTCCCATTTCAAAATCTTCAACATCAAACTCATCCAAACTAACATTTCCAAGTAATGATTTATCACCTGAAATGAATCGTGTTGATAGAGTACTATCGTTGTTTCTCCAAATGGCAGTATTTATGTTACCACTCAAATGGTATTTTGAAATGAAACGAGTCAATACATCTTTATTCATAACCGTTTTTCTCCTATTATAGTTTTAGTATATTTATATATATTGTTTATTATTCTCAAACAATCAAAAAAATCTTTCAATGGTATCTTTTTTTAGTGTTGGTTCATCCCAATTCATAGCCTGATAAAACATCATAATCTTTTTATATAACGCCTGGTCGTAGATTTTCTTATGGTGTATATTCTCTTTTATGAATTTGATTATCTCAGGTGGATCCTCATAACCTTTGTAGGCCAACACATCCATACCTAAATTATTTTCTTTTAGATACACCCACTTTATCTTACTACCATTCTTGATGAATTCATATTTCTTATCTTGTTTGTAATACTTTA